ACCGACTCCATGTACGTGATGGGTGGGCCCAGCAAATATCCGAAGTGGAAGTCTTCACCGATTGCGTGGTAGGCTACGCTCAGTGGACTGTCGTCCCCTACGTTCACGACCGCAGTTCCAGGATTATAGGGTATCCCCTGGAAGTTGTGGTTCGGAAGATGGTCGTAGATGAATGACAAGGGTTGGCTGGCGATTTCGGTCGGCAGCGCAGGCCACAGTTGGTAGAAGGGAAACTGTAGCTCAGTGGGACAATCTGCAGCTGGAATGATGGCAATAGGTGCTCCTGTGCCTCCCACCTTCAGCGAGACGCCGGGCAGTTGTTGTTCCGGCGGAATGGATGCGATCTCATAGTCCTTGGTTCCAGCGGGCAGAAGCCACCGCATGCTTCCACAATAGAAGCGATACAGGAGCACTGCTCGAGAGATTGGGGTTTCGAGTCGTCCATGCAGATTTTCGAGTGTTTGTGGTGGAGTCTGGTCGAGAAACGTAAACGGCAGATTGGTGTTAGTCTGTCGCCGAGTTGCACGCTTGAGCCACTGACGGAAGCCAGTGAACACTTCGCCCACACCTCGAACGTTGATCGTGGGGTCGACTGGCGCAGCTACTCCTCCACCACAAGGGGAGTAGATTCCGGACTGCGCCTTTCCGGTTGGCGTATTCCAGTTGTAGAACGGGTGAACGGTGGGGTTCACCCAGGGGATCGCAAACTGGAAACCTTCCCCACCGCTGATCATGGTGAAGAACTCGACGTCGTCGCCAACAGTTGGAGGACCTCGCAGGGCGTTCACGATAGTTACCATGATCATACCCTGCGGGATCAGCGAGAAGGTCTCTTGCTCCGGTGTAGTTTGCGCAAGCCCCCGACTCTCAGTCGGTCGCCACGGTTGGTTAAAACTGTATGGCACCGTGAACTCGATGTCCATCTTTCCTCGGATGTCATGGATCTCAGAGTAACACTTTGCCAGATCGATCGTTTCGGTGGCTTGAATACGTGGTCCTGGAACGAAGGTGATCCGGATGCGTCCGGAATGGAATGGGGTCTTGAAAAAGACGAACTTATACTTCAGAGGACCCCGCCAGAAGGCGGCGTTCGTCGAAAGATATGACAGGTACGTCTCATTCCGGATGATTCCCTTCGTTTCTCCAGTCCCCACGACTCGGCGCTCACACCAACATGGGTCGGCAGGGAAATACATGACGCGATCTCCAGCCTTCTGTGCCTTCCGCAGGACAGATTTCGTC